CACACCTTCTGTTTCAATTAAAAGATCTTGGTCAGTTTCTACAACATGAACGTTGTAGGGATGATCCATTCTAAAAGCTACTGCTTTCTCTGGTTCATCTTTTGATGCAATTTCAAAAACGTCTGCGATGACATCTTCACCGTTTCGCATTCTTACGACTCTTACGCTCATAACTTTTGTTTGATTCTGATATTTGATAAGCACAATCTTTGATAAGATCTTTTAAGATTCTTTCAGCGTTTGTGTTTTTTTGTTCTGCGATGGGTCTGCATAGATGCATTATACCATCAATTTGGTAAGTTGGCAACTCTAGTGTTAAGAGTTCTGTTTCACCTTCATAGTTATTCGGTTTTAGGTTCAGATAATTGCTTCTCATCTTGTATTCCGTAGTGGTAATCGTTTGTATCACCATACCTCTCCATGTGACCACGTTCCACACTAAAGATCTGAGTAGATACTTTAAAGTCTGGCATCTTAGGGTTCTTAGGAGTCAAAGAGTTATCATATATTCTCATCCTATTGTTAGGATATAGTGCAAACTGACCATTGTTCAGTGCTATTAAATTATGACTCTTGTGTTCTGATGGTGTTTCTGCTGTGCTATAGTCTGGAGTATCAGGTTCATCATGATAATTATCTATTGTAATAACATACTTACCTAACTGTGATCCAAAGTCTCTAGTATATAGTTCATAATCCATAGACCCTATAAATTGCTTGCATATAGTTGTGACACCATAATCCATACAATTCCAGAACTGTAGATTAGGTAAATCCATATCTGGTTTTGGTGTCTCAGGTCTACTTACAAATGCACTAATTGGTAGTTTATCATATATTGCTGCATACTCTGGTAAGTATGTCTCAAAATAAAATGCCCGACCAGGCATTGATTTACATGATACCCAGACACCTGGTGTAAATTCGCCATGACCAGACTCAAAGTCAGTCAAATATTCTTTCCTTACCCACACTTCTTCTGCGGGCATATTACTAATTAGACTTGCCATTTGTTGTGTATGATGGTGGAATATGATGATCGTTCCAATGACGAATGTTGCCACCAACAATAAAGCAGTTAGTGACAACAAGTTGAATCATAATAATAGTTCTGATAGCACAGATCCAGTTATCATATTTCTTTGTAGTTTCGTCATTAAAAGATCCAAGAGCATACTTCCAGATCTTCCAGAATTCTTTCATCATATAATGATATCATCTGAACACTCTAATGTCAAGTGATATCGTAGACTTTATGTTTCTGGTGTTCTGGAATAACCTTATTTAGTTCTATGGTTAGTAGACCATTTTCATGTTTGATCTCTCCAATCTCTACATCATCTGAAAGATTGAATCCTCTTGTAAAGGTTCTTGCTGCTACACCTTTGTGTGCATATTCCTCTGCATCAGGTTTTGATTCCTGTACTCTTGATTTAACGCACAAGACATTTTGTTGAGTTGATACTTCTATATCTTCCTTTTTCCATCCTGCTAATGCTAGTTCAATTCTCCATTTCTCATCTGATTCCCTTACGATATTATATGGTGGATATTGTCCTTGTACTGATCCTGTACCATATGCATGGAATCTATCGAATAGATCGTCGAATCCTACGCTGTATCTAGTTGCAGCGTCAAAAATTTTGTCGATGTCCTTTGTAGTCCATCTTGTTAGATAGTTCATAGTTCTCCTTAAATAAGCGAGTATAGTTTGTGTCCCCGAAGGCGACAATACTATTTAACCATATCGTTAGGACTAGGTAAATGGTACATTCCGAACATTTTAGTAAGGTTTTTCTCACCTATATAGTGAAGGATTCTCTATGAAGAAAATGAAGAAATTCTTACCTATCGTTATGCTTTTGACTTTGGGCACTGCAGCAAATGCAGGTGGTTTGAGCACAAGACATCAATCCAGTTTGCAACTGACTGTTGAACCTCAAATCGTAACTCAGACAAGAGTTGGAAACAGTTATTCTATTTCTGGAAACAACGTGATCACAACACATACACCTGCTGCCAGTGGTAGTAGTGCTGTAGATGGTGGTATTGGTATTAACACTTATAGTGCTACTACAGGTGTTGGAACAGTTGGAACAATTACTGGTGTTCAAAATGGATGCACAGGATCAACTTCTGGTAGTGACCTAGCATGTACAGGATCATTCTCCTTTGCCCAATCATGGCAACAGGGTGATAGTTCTTCTGCAAGTGCTTCTACTTGGGGTGATATTACCACACAAAGCGGTGGAACAGCAGGAACAGGTGCACCAGGAACAATCTCAAATGGTCATGCTATTGTGATAAATCAGGGCACAAGTGGAGCAGGAACTCTCGGTGCAGGTAACTCGTTGACAGGTCAGTTCGTTAGCGAAATTACTATTTTTGACTAATAATCATGAGGAATACGTGTAAGTTATTCCTACTGATAGCTATGGGTGGTGCCATAAACCCAGTCATAGCAGTGCCTGTGGTGCCAAATTTCCAACAAGGCTCGATGACCACCCACACGGAAACGACTTCCACGGTGACAGAGACCATAAATTCGATGGATTATAACACAGGCTATCAATGGTCGGTCAGTGGCCATGGTATAACTACAGATGATGATTTATCACCTATTAATGCAACCCAAGTTAATACTATTGAAGGAGTGAATTCGACATGGACGGGAATAAGCGACAAACCCAGCTTCACGATACAGACACCAGGTGCAGCGTTTCAATATACGGAAACGTATCAAGGCCCAGGTCTCTCAAATCACACAGTAATACAAAGAGAAACCACCGTAACTTCGGTCACAGATACAACAAGTATCTTCAGTCAGTAGCGATATCCCTTGCTATGACTGGGTTTATGCCATCAGCCATGGCAGAGACTGTTGGTGGTGTAAGTGCAACAGCATCTCCGATTGCCAATTCTTCAGGCTCAGTAACCAATCAAGCTATACAAGTCTTACAAGGACCATATATAACTAACACTTATGGTAATGGTATACAGTGCCAAGGTGCTACCATGAATATTACCCCCTATGTGACAGGAACCGCATCAGCACAAAAACCATATGAACCATACTATATGGATCCTGTTTATGATATGTCAGATTTAGATGAAGATGGTGTATTAGACAATCCAGGTAATATTTTATATCATGTTCCTACAAGAACAGCACAGAAAGATAATTATAGTCTATCAGTAGGTGTATCTGCAACATGGTCTAGACCATTAGATAAGAAACTACAAGCACAATGTAAAGAGGCAGCAGCAGCAAATATCGCATTAATGAATCAAACAGTTGCGAATAAAAGATTAGACTTTGAGATCGCAAGATTGAAAAATTGCGGCTCTCTAATAAAAGAGGGTATATCATTCCATCCAAAATCACCATACTATAGTATATGTGCTGATGTTGTTGTACAGAATGTAAATAACATAGCTCCACATGCACATAACATACCTTTAAAGAAAGTAATTATTCCTTCTGGTGACGCATCTACTCTAAAAGAAATATCTATTGGTAATAAGTAATGGAGATACCGAGAATACATGTTCATGATGATGGTGTTCAAACCATAGGAGCAGATCAGGTATTCAATATAGGAACTAATCAAGTATTCATAAGAGATATTCCTAGATGGTTAGTTGATCATCCAAAGACTTCAATACCTCAGGCACCACCTGCTACAGTCATTATAGGTAATCCTATTATTGACATGCCTGGTTGCGTTGAGACACATGAGTTTAGTGATAGGAATAATGACATAATTAAAGAAGATGAAGATAACACCTTGGTATTTTGTGATGCACAAATGCCATCATATAATCCAATGGATTATACACCTGACCAATTACAGATGGTCATAGAAGCACCACCACCTCCTGTTGTAGAACCACCACCTGCACCAGAGGTAGATACACCTGAGGTTCCACCGATACCTAAAGAGGATGAATGTCCTGCACCTAATCAACCTAGAGTTGGTGACTTAACTCAGAATGGAAAGGAGAGAGTTATAGGTCATGAAATTCAAAATGGGCAATGTGTGGTATTGTATGAGGATACTACAGCAGTCGAGAGATTTTTACCTTCTACAAATCAAGCCACAACTACAGCAGCGATAGCAGTGGTAGCTACAGCATCTGCTGCTGCAACACCATTACTATTGAGAGTAATAAAACCTGCAATAAAAAAACTCACTACGACTATACAGAAGAAGTTCGGTAAAGAACCACCTAAGTTAAGTCGTAATGAGTTGCAATGTAATGAGTATCGTAAGAAAAAAGGTTTGCCTCCTTTCAAACGTCCAAAGAAAAAAGGTAAGAAAAATTAGTGTGGTTTATGATCTTTCATACCATCATGGTTGCCATCACCAGGCATCTTACCATATGCCATATATTCTACTGCTTGTACAGAACCTTCTAACCTTGCTAATGCTCTCTCGTTTTTTACATACTCATCGTATGCAGGTTTCAACTCAGCATTCCTTGAGGATAGTTGCATAGTTCTTTTAGAGAACCTTTGTAGCAACTGCTCCGCAGTCTCTGTTTTTTTCATAATTTTAATCTAACAATTTTTATTTAGGTCTTCTGCCATATTGCCACCTATATCAGCTCCCTGATTACCACCGAACATTGCCACCCAGCCAGCAGCAACCCAACCAACAAAGGGAATAGAGGCAAGACTAGGAGCAGCAGCAGCACCAATGCTAGTCCCGACCAACCTACCAGTTCCTTCAGCAGTTCCGATTGCTTTGATACATGCTTCGCTTTTTCGGGCAGCAACTATCTCTTCTGTCTGTGATGCTGTCAAACCAGGTGGTTGATCAATCCAAGATCTATTGTTAGATACAGGACCGCCTTGGTTAGTCTGACCATCCATAACATACTCTTCAACAACCTTGGTTGTATTGTTTGCTAGTCCTAAGAAACCTGCTTTCTC